ATGGACAACTGGAACGACCACCAATATCGGAGGAGTGTAAATGGCTAAAGAATCAGGACTAGGAATGAGCGCGATCATCGACGATTCGGGCGGGTCGGCCCGGACGATCTCAAACGACATAACCTCGATCGACATCGCCACGCCGAGGGAGGAGCAAGACATCACCGGGCTGGACAAGTCGGCCAGGGAACGTCTGCTACTTTTGGCGGACTTCACGGTGGCAATCTCGGGCGTCTTCAACGATGCGTCGAATATGAGCCACGATGTATTCAAGACGGTCTCATCGACCAGCGTGGCGCGGACGACCACCCTGGCGGTCTCCGGCCAGACCTTGCCGGGTGAGTTGTTCTATACGGACTATGCGTTGAGCCGGTCGGCATCCGGGGAGTTGACCTGGTCGGCTCCGGGCGCCCTTGCCGGCGGCGTTGTCCCAACGTGGGCGTAAATGGTCGCTATTAACGGGACAACGGCCCAGACCAAGAAGGGCTTTCGCATCCCGGACCAGACCGCCCACATAACATTTAGCGGGACGGACTACGACGGGGCCGAGATATGGGTCAAGCTCAACGTCAGCTTTGCCCACTATATCGCCCTCCGGGAAGCCGCCGAGGGTGACGACCAGGCCAAGATGGCCGAGCTATTCGGGAGTGAAGTCTTGATGGAGTGGAACCTGGAGGACGCATCCGGGGCGCCGGTCCCGGCGACCGGGGACGGGATGCTCCAGATCCCGCTCAGTCTGGCCATGCTTATCGTCCAACATTGGATCGAGGCGGTGTCGGCGGTGCCGGTCCCTTTGGAACCGCCATCCGGCGATTTAAGCACGTTGGCGGCGGCATCGACCGCGACGGGCGAATGATAACCAAACCTTGGGAACTGGAGGAGGCCGAGTTGATAGACGGCCTCTGCCAGAGGTATTCATGCCTTCCATCCCAGTTGATGGCCGAGGACGTAACGATCCTCCGCATGGTGGCGATAGTACAGGAAGGACAACCAGAGGGCGATGGCTAACCAGGTCGAGATACAGATAACCGCGGACCCGAAGAACGCCGAGGCGGGATTCAAGAAGACTCAGTCGGCCTTTGGGAAGATGGCGGACGGCATCAAGAAACACCGCAAGGCCATCGGCATCGGCCTCTCGGCGATCGGCGCCGGGATAACCGCGCTTGGCGTCTCTGCGGTCAAGTCCGCCCAGGAGGAGGCCATCGGCATCGCCCAGTTGGATGTAGCCCTCAAGAACGTGGGGACATCCTACGATGCCCAGGCCGCGGCCATCGAGCGGGTCATCGCCGCCCAACAGAATAAGACCAACTTCGGGGACGAGGCCCAGCGGGACGCCTTGATGGGCTTGATCAGTGTCTCCGGGGACTACGAGTCCGCGATGGCGGCGCTTCCGGCGGTCCTCGACCTGGCGGCTGGGAAGGGGATGGACCTGGGCGCGGCCTCGACCCTGGTGGCGAGGGCCATCGGCGGCGAGACCTCCGCGCTCAAGCGTTACGGCATCGAGGTGGAGAAGGGTGCCGGGGCCACCGAGGTTATCGCGGCCATCATGGCTAAATTCGGGGGACAAGCCGAGGCGGCGGCGGACCCGATGGTCCAACTCAAGAACCGGGTGGGTGACCTCCAGCAAGAGTTCGGCAAGGCATTGATGCCAGCGTTAACCTCGATGGCGGTCATCCTGGAGAAAGTCACGACCAAGCTGATCGCCTTCTCCACCGAGCATCCCCAGTTGACCAAGGTCTTGATGATAGTGGTCGCGGCCTTGGGAGCGGTGGCCCTGGTAGTCGGACCGCTTCTGTTACTACTGCCAACGATGGCGGCGGCAATCGGGATACTCAGCGTGGCCTTCGGTTCGCTCAGTTTATCCATGCTCCCGGTGACCCTTGCGGTCGTGGGGATCGCCGCGGCCATCACTGCCGGGATTCTGATTTGGCAGAACTGGGACACCATCGTCAACGCCCTCCGGGTGACTTTTGAGAAGGTATTTAACTTCATCTCTGAGATCGTGAAGAAAGTCATCGGCAAGATTACCGAATTGTACAACTCCAAGCTTGGCTGGCTCCTCCCGGCGGGGCCGCTCGTCAAGGGCATCCTGTTTCTGAAGAAGAACTGGGGCGAGATATTCGCTTTTATCCAGGAGACGATCCAGACGGTCTTTACCAAGATCACGAGCCTCTACAACTCAAAGCTGGGATGGCTTCTCCCGGCGGGTCCGTTGGTCAAAGCTATCTTGTTTTTGAAAGATAACTGGGACGAGATATGGGGCGGCATCAAGTCCACTTTCACGACAGTGACCGATGCCCTGGTCGGGACATTCGAGAACTTCAAGACTCGTATCATGGGCATCTGGAATGCCATAGTGGACTTTATCAAAGGCAAGGCCATCATGCCCGTAATTAAAGGCATTTTGAATTCCATGGTTGATGGCCTCAATGTCTGGATTCGGAGGATCAACGCCATAGTAGATAAACTTCCCGGACGGTTCGGAATCCCGAAAATAGACCCCATTCCGGGGTTAGCGGCTGGCGGGGTGATAACCCAAAGCGGTTCGGCGATCGTGGGAGAACGCGGCCCGGAATTGCTCTCCCTGCCGAGAGGGGCTTCGGTTGCGCCATTGAAAGGCGGCGGCGCCGGCATGACGATCAATCTGGTGATAAATGGGGACGTAAACGGCTTCGATGACTTCCAGCAAAAGGTGACCAGCGTCATCAGGGATGCCGTCCTGGGCGGTGGATTCTCCGGCGTACTGGCGAGGGCATAATGGTCGTGGCTAGTTATAAGCTCCAGGTGGACTGGGCAAATGATGGCTCCTGGACTGGGACAGGGGCCACCATAGACATGGGCCGGGTCCGCGGTATCACTTGTTCATTCGGTCGGGACCGGGCGTCCCAACTGACGGGCAAGTCCAAGGCCGGGACGCTCCGGGCCACGTTGGACAACCGGTCCGGGGATTACAACCAGTTTAATGCCGACTCGCCCATCTATGGGAATATCCTCCCAGGCCGTCCCGTCCGGCTTTTGGGGACATCGACCACCCAGTCCGACCAGGCGATATGGCAGGGATACCTCGTCCGGATAACTCCCCAGGTATTCCTGGGCGGGGATGCGATTGCGATCCTTGAATGCACCGGGCCGCTCGGCCAGGTAAATCTAGACCAAATCGAAGTCGCCATGGTCACCTCCCAGAGGACGGACCAGGTCGTGGACGACATCCTGGACGCCGCCGGCTGGGGCGCCGGGAGTAGTTACCGGACCCTGGACACCGGCAAGACGACCATTACTCGTTATTGGAAGTCGGCCACCTATACCGTCCCGGCCCTTCAGGAAATTGAGTCAACCGAGGGAGGGTTCGTCAGGGAGTCAAAATCGGGGCAAATCGTATTCGACAACCGCCACCATAGATTGGCCGGCGTGGGTCTGACCTCTCAGGCGACCTACTCGGACGCCTCCGGGGCCGCCAGAGTATATTCCGGCCTCATCATGGACGACCCGCTCCCCCATATATTCAATATATTTGAGAGTGATGTCCAGACCTACACGACCGCCAGCGTGGCGGTACTCTGGACGCTTTCGGAGACCGGCGCCAGCTCCCCATCCATCGCTCCCGGCGTGGCCCGGACGTATATCGCCCGGTATCCGACCTCGGCGTCGGCCAACAACGCCAGGGGCGTCGCATTGTGGACGACTACGGCGGCAACCACCGATATGCTGGGGAATACGGCGGCGGACGGCTCCGGGACTAACGTGACGGCATCCATCGGCATCTCGGTCTCCAAGTCCTCAGAGACGATGGACATAACCCTGACCAATAATACCTCGGCCACCGCTTACATCACCAAACTCCAGGCCAGAGGAACGGCCATCACGGCAGACGACCCGGCCTCCATCAAACAGGAAGACGCCACTTCCCAGACCGCCTTCGGCAAAAGAACTTGGCCTAGCAAGACAAAATTTATCCCGGACAGCGGCGAGGCATTGGACTGGGCCGATTATAACCTCTCGATCTACAAAGACCCGACCGCCGTCCTCCAGCTTTCATTTTTCGCAAACCGTGACAATAATTCCGTGAATGAGATGCTCGACCGGGATATATCGGAGCGGGTGACCGTGGTCGCCGATAATACCGCCGACCTGAGCATCAACCGGGATTTCTTCATCGAGGCGGTCAGTCACCAGATCGACGCGAACCGGCTCCACAAGGTCACATACCTCCTGTCGGACGCCCTCCAATTCAGTGATTTTTGGGTCTTGAATACCTCGGCCCTCGGAACTCAAACCAGGCTGGCGTACTGATGGCAGACGACTATATAGTCCAGCACCAAGACCTCCAACCGGAGGAGTATCTGGTTATGGTCCGGGGGATGTATATGAGGATGGGCTTCGGCCCACTACCGGACCCGACCGAGGACAACTCCTCCGGAGAGGTTGCGGCCCGGATAAATCATGGCCGGTGGCTGGTCGATTGCGGCGGCTGTAATAGCGCCCTCGTCGTTGACCTCTCCCAGCCGGTCTTCATGTGCGTGGAATGTGGGAACGCCGCCAACGAGGGGAAGTGGTTCGCGGTGACCATCCCGTCCAACCGTAAGGCCATCGAGGCTGAACTACTCAAGCGGCCCATAAACGGGCGCAACCCAGCCGAGGCGGTCAACCGGAACTGGGAACCAGGGGAGACCGTGGTGATGCTGAAACAGGAAAATACCGACCACGATATAGGAGCTTAGAATGGCCTGGACGACTCCGAAAACTTGGGCATCTGGCTACGTCGTTTTGGCGGCTGATCTCAACACGCATCTGAGAGATAACCTCAACGTGACCGCTCCGGCGGTGATGACAACGGCGGGTGACATAATCTATGCCAGCGGAGCCAACACGCCGGCAAGGTTAGCCAAGTCCACGACTTCGACCCAATACCTTGCAAATACTGGAACGAGCAATATCCCAGCCTGGAACGAGGTCGCCTTAGCCACCGGAGTCAGCGGGACATTGCCGGTCGCCAACGGTGGCACCAACGTGACCTCCCTGACCGACAAAGCCGTCTTGATAACCCAGGATAGCGGGACGGATACCGTGGCGGCGGCGGCGATGACGAGCAGCGGCCAGGTATTGATAGGTGGCTCCAGTGGCCCAGCCGTCGCAACTCTGACCGGCGGGGATAACATAACTATCACAAACGGCGATGGGACGATCTCGATCGCCGCCGCTGGAGGCGGGGCTTCGCCGGCTAAAGTCATCGCATATCAAAGCGGACCCGATTAAACAGGAGAAATCATGGCGGCTAAAATTGGAATACTCGGGGAATCAACGGTGGGTACTGTAGGGGTCACCACAACGGTTTATACAGTTCCGGCTGACAAGGCATCCAGAATACGAGTCCTGTGGGTCGTGGAGGCTCATTCTAGCACGAAATACCAGTTCAACGTCAAAATAGGCAGCCCTGGCACCGAGAATACAATTCACATCCCAGCGGCGGCCACTCAGGATATGTGGACCGGGATTAACGCCCAAGCCACTCCGGACCCTGCGCTCAGTTTTACCAGTGACAATATAGGAGTGCAAATAGAAGCTGACCAGGTCTATCTCACGACCAATACGAATCAACCACAAATGTGGTGGATAACCCCATTACCGCACGATTATTATCTAGCCACCGGAGATACTGTCCAAATCCATGTCGCGGAGGCACTCCCTACAGATTTCCTTTTTCAAGTGCATGGAGTGGAGGATGATGCTTAAATGGCACACAACCGACAAATAGAGATGCAAGGCAAATGCCGCCGGTTATTCTACGCCAAGACCGACTGGGCGATACCGACAGATGTAGAGACTGACGAGCCAAGACCGGATGACCAGGTTCTAGCTGGCACAGTGTTAGGGGTAACAACAGGGGGCGGGGCATTAGAGTTATTAATCGGGAATGACCTAATAATCGCCACATTTAATGACCAAACGGCCCCAGACCGGATTGGGTGCGTCGAGGAGTTTTACAACCCTATCGGAGCCAGCAAACCGCTACGGATCGACCTCACAAAAGTCGCCGCATGTGGGACCGCCGTCGATAACCACCGGACGGCCAAACAGGCCGAGACTGACTTCGTATTTGAGAAGGGCATCAAGTTATTCGGGAGCGAATACGCGACGACGGAGGCTTTCCGGCATGTCTTGAAGTTCCAGGAGATGCACAGTCGGGACGATGCTGGCCGGGTCTCCGACCATGAAACCATCGTCCAGGCCCAGGCCGACCTGGAAGCCCTTTGCAAAACGTGCGACGATTGTTGCGAACAACTCCTGGAGACCAGGGACGCCGCCATCACATTCGCGGAGCCGGAGTCCTAGATGGAAGACCTGGCTGGCTTGGCCGAGATAGTCGGCCCCATCGGAGTCCTGGTCGTCGTCGTGGCCTGGGCCATAATCTCTCGCCGGCATGGGAACGGAAGCAACGGTCGTTACCAGGTCGTGGTCGCCAAGCTGGACGGCCTTCGGGACGACATCGGGGAGATCAAGACCGATGTCCGCGACCTCCGCGGCAACCTGGTCCGGCACCTGGAAGACCACGCCAACGCCTAACTAGAATTTCATCTCACCTCCACCTCCTCGTAGCGGCCCCGGCGGACTCGACACCTGCCGGGGTCGTTGCTATTTGGCGTCATCCAATATCAACGAGTTTTGCGAATCGGTATAATAAACGCTTGACAGTTTATAGCGGCGTCGCTTATAATATACATAGTCAAGCAAGAGAGGAGGAAACGAGATGAATAACAGCAAGCGGACCACCAAGGAAACCACGAGGACCTGCCCACGTTGCACCGGCCCTATCCCGAATCATATGCCGGTCCCCTGCCTCTGTATCTGGTGCTTCTACCGTATAGGCCAAAATTAACCCGGTGAGCCAGCCCTTCGGGGCCGTAACCCGCAAGGCCGGTGGCAAGTCCGGCCAAATATAGGAGGAGGAAACGAGATGATGATCAACAACCGCCCCGCCACCCTGTACAGCCCCGAGGACGCTGAAGCCCAGGCCCGGATTCTCCAGGCTGGCGACTCCGACTGGACCTACGAGGCCATCCACGACTCCAAGGGCACCGGCTGGAGCTTCATAGTAATCCGCGACGAGGATGGCGACCTGATCGGCAGTATGTAAAGCAAGTAGCCACGGTGAGCCAGCCCCTTCGGGGCCGTAACCCACAAGAGCCGGTGGCAAGTCCGGCCAACAAGGAGGAGGAAACGAGATGGACAACACGATCCGAGACCGGATGCTGGAGTCCTGGGAATGGCTGGAGGTGGAATGCGATTGCGACAACCTGACCATCTGCCAGAACCATCGGGACATGGCCGAGCGGTTGGGCATCGACCCTCTGGACCTGGTCGGCATCCTGGCCGAGATACAGGAGGCGGAATAATGGCAACGGAACTATTCCAACGGCGAGAATGGCAAGAACTCCAGCATTATCCCAAGACCAGCGGGGACGGCCAGCCGGCGACGGTCTGGGTCATCGAGATGCCGGCGCCCTTCTACAAGATCGAGGTGGAGGACTCCGTCAACAGCGTGGGCGCTCCGATGGTCGGTCTGAGCCTACATACCGGAAGCTCGGAAGGCCAACTGGCCCGGCAGATAGCCCAAGCCTTCGCGGACGGGATGCTGACTCTGGCATACGTCAACGACGGCCCGGAGGCGTAATGACAACCCGCGACAAGGTGCTTCAGATACGGACCGAGCAACCCAACGCCCACGCCGTCCAGATAGCGCGGATGGTCGGCGTAACGAGTGGGAGGGTCTACCAGATACTCAAGGAGTTAGGACTCGCCACGACCATCCCCGGAGCGAAGGGAAGGCCACGCCAGAAGGCGGCGCTCTGGGTGAGCCGTAAACGGAAGGCGACCAATATCCGGAAGCGGCTGGAGTCGGGCGCGGCATACACCGAGGCGGATGGGACGACCTGGTGGTTCGTCACCGACCTGACGCCGCAGTGGGGACAGGTCATAGTCACCAGGTCGTCCGGATTCAGCATATATCCCAACATTGACGCCGCCCTGGCAGCGGAGGTATAGAGATGGCACCTGAGAGATATATGCTGGTGGTCAAATACTCAAAGGTTGATGTGTTTGTCCCGGTCTGGTTCCCTTTCGAGGTCTGGTTATCTTCGCACGAAATACCCGAAGGTAATTACTTTGACTGGGACAAGGCGGTAGAGATGCGCGCCCGACTAATCGACATGCATCCGGGGAACACATACATGTTGATGCCAGTGGTGGCAGACCCAATCTCTGGAAAGCTATTCCCAAAAGGAGAAGGAGGAGATGATGACTGAGCAAGCCTACGGAGAGCGGACCCGGTGGGACCACAGGTATTCGGAGTTTGAACAAGGAACTCTAGTCCGCCAAAAGAATGGCACCTGGCGCATCACGATCTCGCGGGTATGCGGTGGGAATAATTGCGGCCCTCGCAACGGAGTAGCCCACGACCACCGGGCGACCAACACCATGACCGAGCAGGAGGCGGTCAACCTCTTGCTAGATTGGGACCACGACCTGGAGGAAGCCAAGGGATTGGCAAACTATGTATAGCTAAAGGACTCCCCGCCCACCGCGACCAAGCCCTCGGCCCAGCCGGGGGCTATTCTTTTAAGACTGAATAATCCTTGATACATGTCTTGTATCAATTGACAATACCGACCGCATATTGATACAATACAGGCACGATATTTTATCTAGTGTAAGGGAGACCCATGAAAACACCGACGATGGAGCTGTTAGAACTCCAGCGCCACCGGGAGATCAAAGACATCCTGATCTCGTCTCTGGAGCAATACCGGGGACGCCGGAACTCCGATGTTTTGATCGCGGCGGACCTGGGAGTCAGCATCGGAACATTCAAGAATTGGTGTCGTGATCTGGAGATCGATGTCGCCAGCTACCGGCTGGTCCGGTCTTAGATGACCTTGCGGATGCATCGGGTCGAGTGCCTGGACTGCGGCAAGGTCGTTATCCGGCTGATACCCATCGACATCCCGCTTTATTGCGGGAGATGCGGGTCCGCGGCCCTGATGTGGATGCCGACCGCATGACCACGCCCATCGCCCGGACGACCGACCCGTGGACTTCCCATGCCGGCGCGGGAGAGGTCACCGACTCCGGTCGGCGCCGGACCCAGGCCGAGAGGTGCCTCGACGTTGTCCTGACCCGTCCCGGCCTGACGGCTGGGGAGATCGGAGAACTGACCGGCCTCGGCCATGTCCCGGCCCAGCGGAGATTATCAGACCTCAAAGCCGCCGGGAAGGTCGGCGTCGGGATGGCCCGTCAATTCCAGGGCCGTCCTCAAGTGACATGGTGGCCGACCGACCGGCAAGGGACATTATTATGACCGGCCTCGGTATCAATGGGCATTGGATTGGAAGCCATGCGGCAGACCCGAGAGTTGTGGCCCTATACAGGCGCCACTATTCAGCCCAAGACCGATTGCATCATGACCACGCCAGGAATGGCATCGTTGGCCCCAGTGAACGGATGATTCTCTTGACGGTTGATTGCAAGGCATTATGGGCATGGCGCATCATCCGCGCTCCGGAAGAACGCATATCACAATTAGCGCGGCCTGATAAACGCCGCACCAAACGCGGTCTGGCGGTTGGAGAGAAAACGTCCACATATTTTGGCAACCAATTGGGTCTGATGTGTTCAGTATTCCGGAACGAAGGCCCAGTCCTGTCCAGCGAGTTGATACTTGAGGCCGAGGAACTGGCATGGCAACGGTGGCCGGGAATCCGCCTATTTACTTATGTTTGGGATTCTAAAGTCGAGAGCGTCAATCCAGGGTATTGCTTCAAGGTGGCCGGTTGGAAGACTTGCGGACGTAACGCGGACGGAAGGCTGACCATCCTGGAGAAACTGCCCGAATGACCGCATCGGAAAGCGGAGATATATCAGGAGGTGGAACTATGCAGACGATGCCGATCGTCAAAGTTAAAGACCTGGCGATAGCCCTCGCGGCGTACATCGCCCAGAAGGAGAGGACCGCATGGGCAAAGAATTAAGGGCAATGGTCGAGGCTATACCGGACCATTACTTCCTCTTGGATGATGCGTTGTTGTCTGAGATGGAGAAGGTCAGCGAGGAGTTGGAGGTCATTAAAGGCGTCCTCGGTCGTCTGGAGCAAGAAGCCTATCGCCGGATGGAGGAGAAGAAAGCGACCTCCATCCCGTCCGAGACTTACATCTGCGAGATGGAGACCGGCTTCAAATACGACCAGCCATCCTTCGGGCCGCTGAAGGAAATCTTCAACGAAGTTGACCTCAAGAAATGCCTGACTCCGGCCCACACCGACGAGGTCAAGATCGAGGACAAATGGACGACCGCGACCGTCAAGAGTCTGGCGGTCAAGTACGGTGCCGAAGCTCTCCGCATAGTTGAGAACGCCCGGATGGAGAGTCGAGGTCGGCTGAAGTTCGCCCGGAGGGAGGTCAGATGACCACCGCCATCGAGAGTCAATATCACTTCACCGCCGAGGTGAAGTCCAAGGGCAAACAGCAGAACCGGGACGGCTGGGCGATGGTGGTGGACTGGAAGCTCCCCGGCTCCAAGTTCGACTTGACCCTATACGGTCAGGACTGGGAGACCGTCCAGGGCTTTGAGGTGGGCGAGACCGCCATCATCACCATCAATCAAGGCAACCTCAAAGCCAACAAAGACGGCAGATATTCGACCGACTACTTCTGGGACATGGTGTCCATCGAGCCGACATGGATCGCCGAAGATGGGGAGAGGGTAGCGTCCGACGAGGCGCCGCCAGTCCAAGCCCCGCCGAAACCCAACCCGGCCCCGGCGCCACCGGCCCGGACTCCGGCGCCCAACATGGAACCGCCTCCCAACCCGGCGGCGTTGGGCCAATGCCAGAATCACGCCAACGATGCGATTATGTACGAGATTTGGCCGGTCCCGGAGGGCCGTGATTATACGTCCTGGCTCCTAGAATGCCGGGACTGGATTTATCGCAACGTCAACCAGGCTCCGGTGGCCCCGCTCCATTACTGCTACCAACACGACCAGGAACGGCGGCAAAGCAAGACGGGCAACTGGGGACACATACTCCCGAAACAGGGCGACGACGAGGAGGATTCGTACTGCGTCGAGAATCGGGAAGGCTGGAGGGTATTCGATGCAAGCCAACGCTAGAACGTCCACGCGGCCCGGTTACGTCTTCGA